TGGGGCACCCTCAAGGTTCCGCATGATTTCATCTTCATCAGTCCCCATCCCAGCCATTTCTTCATCTGACATTGGCTCCATAGCCTGGTTCTGCTGGGCCTGTTGTTCCATCATGGCCTTGATCAGCTTTTCTTTACCAGGTAATTCTACATTCTCCAAAACATAAATTGGATCCGTAATAAGACCCATCTGCATCAGCTGCATGATCTTGTTTTCAATCCATTCCTTGTTTTCTGGTAACATGGATCCAGCTTTTGCCCTGACATTAAAATTCATGCCCTGCATCATGGTCCCAACATATTTCTGCTCCATCATACCAGTATCGGTTTCCAGGGAGACTGAATGTTCTTCAGTTCCCAGATTCTGAATCATGGCAATCCACATTGTACCTAGAGTTTGGATTGCTTGATCAATTGCCCTGGCCTTAAAATCAATCTTGGTAGTGGATGCCTGGCGGTAGATCTGAGCCTGGACTCCGCTGGTTACGCTGGAATCAGCCTTACCCATAGTGGCTTTGTTTACACCACTGATCGTTTCAAACATGTCAAGCATTAATTCATAAAAGTTGAACACATATCCAGGCATGCTGGCAGGCTGCTGCATATTCACAGAACCTGGACCACGCTTGCGGATCACACTGCCAGGCTTGTTTGAGATCTGATCCATTACATCTGTGGTTTCATCTACCACCCACATTGGGTTTGCCATCAAATGAGTATTGTCCATTATCTGACTGGTTAAACGGTCCAGTCCTAGATTTAATGGCTTCAACCTCTTGGGTTCTGGCTTACCCCAAAAGCTGTGTGCGGATCCACCATTCTTTAACATGATGAATGGAAATGGATGAGCCACATGGTTTTGTTTGGTTAGGAAAGGATATTTTGTTGGTCCGTCATAGAGAAGAACACCATTACAAATTGTAGTCTGTCTCACCATACCAGGATACTTTGGCTTTTCTTTCTTCCCCTCTTCATCTTCAATATATTCTTTGGAATAATCCCTGGCGTAACACTCTATGATCAATGCTCTTTCTTCCAGGTCCTTCATGGCCCTATTGGTACTCTCATAGTAGTTTGTCTCAGATCCCGTGGTATCCGTTACCTGGGTAATTGTGTTACCGCCTATAGATACATCATTGATCTTTAATGCCTGATACTTATCCAGTTCTGATTGAGATTTAACATATTTGCCATTATCGTATTTTTCCCTTATCTGCCATAAAGGTGTCGCTGCAGCATAAATAACATATTCAGCATTTTCCAGTTTGGTAGCAGAAGGATTTACAAAAAAAGCAAAGGGATCCACCACATCCGCATCTGGTAGATCATCATCGTTGAAATGGACCTTTAGGACCCCATTGCCATATACGAGATAATCAAGTAGCCAATCAGGTATCAGGTTTTGCATATCCCTGATCACCCACAATTCATCTATTTGTTTCTGTAGGATCTCGGCTGCATTGGACGAAACATCATCATCCCCTATACTAATTATATCAATTTTTGGTGGCCTGCTGGAAAGAATGGGAATCATTGTATCAATAGCACTCGCTATTAAATCTAATGTTATCTGGTTTTTAAAGTTGGGCATGTTCATACCGCTCCAATGATCACCCATGTAAAGTTTCTCAGACTCACGCCATACTTTAGAAGTGTTGGATTTTGCCTTGTGACAAATATCAAACATAGCTTCACTACGCTTGATGATCCGCTCATCCTCTTTGCTGGGTTGGTATCTTTCTAAACTCTCGTTAGCCATTAGCTTTTCTCCATGTTGGTTGTTTTTTCTTTCATCTGGGCCATAACATTTATTATTTGTACCAATGATGAATAATAATCGTTAGTCTTATCACCCAAACTCCTTATAAATTTTTGCTCTTCTTTAATGTTTTCTGTTTCAGTAAAAACACTTTGTTCCCACCTTCTTCTTGCAAAATTGAATATTTCTACCTTCATGCCCTGACACCCTCATAACTGGTTTCTTCAGACAACAGCTTGTCTAATTCTTTCTGCAACCATGGCCTTTGGATCACTCGTTTTGGCCTGGCTAAATAATGCAGTATATAACGCATCTGGTCTGCATGGTGATCCTCACCAGTAGTATCCATGTCTTCTGGCCTCTTGTCATCATGGACTAAACTTGGTATGGTTCGTATGAATTCCTTACAATTGGAAAAAACTTTAAATCTTGGCGGTTCGGTTTCAGAATGATCTAAGTACTGCCGACAAAGGTTCCAGCCATTGACTCTTTCATTGTTTGCTTTTATTATAGTTACTCCATGCCTACCCATGATGTCGGCAATACTCATATTCGTAGGTGCCACCACATCGGACCTGTTTGTATTTTGTGGATTTCGAATCCACATACTTGGATCTCCAACTGTCATCATATACTTTTCATTTCCCGATAATTCTAATATTCTGTCAATGTGATAACTCAATTCCTGACCAGCTACATAATGCTCACGGTATAAGTAGATGTTGCCCTTGAAATCCACTGCATACCAGCCGCATGCAAATGGAGCAGCAAAACCATAGTCAATAGATCTATACTTATACCACTCATGCGGTATCTCAAAAGGATCTACAACATGAACATCATATCTCCACTTCTGGAAAAACTGTCCTGAAAATATGTCCCAGTCTCCATCAAGCCATGCCCTGCGTAATTCATCAGGCAATGCCTTCAAACTTTCAATATATTCAGGATCTTCACGCATGATAGTAGGGTTATCTGTTACCTTGCTGGGTATAAAAATCCGTGACTTTCTACTAGCTTTATCAAAATAGGTCTTATTCCTGGCTACATCTACAAACCTGGCCTTGACCCAACCATGACCAGGACCCCCTGGGTTTGTGGTCCCGAATACCTGGGCAGATATACCAGGAATTGTGCTTCGGGCTGATGAGATTAATCTTAAATAATCTAGTTCATTGGGGATTAGAGTTAACTCCTCAATGGCGATTTTCTGGTACTCCTGACCTAGATACTTGGTCCAGGCATCCTCATTGGATAAGTGGCCTGTCCAAATCTTGGCCCCTGATGGGAATTCAAATTGGGCTGGGTTCCCTGTGACCTTTACACCCATGTACCTGTACATGAACTTGGCCCTGTCTATCCAATCCTTTAAATCATCGTAATTACGCCTGATTACTAAACCCCTGTACCTGGGACAAACTATGTAGTCTGGCTCTACCATCCATACCGTCATGGCCTCAGTCTTACCACCCCCCCTGGAACCACCAAACAAAATCTCCGACTCTTTCCTGGTCAATACCTCGGTTTGAGGTCCAGGATGAGGCCGCCATATAATCCTTTCTTCCATTATGCTCTCCCATTAAAAATGGTAATTAATAAAAGATATTTCATAATATAGTAACCCACATTATTTGCCTTTGTAACAGTAAAATTGGCAATAATTTGAATGGATTGCCGTGAACATTGATTACTTTTGATACTTTTTGCTGTAATAACGGTAAAAACATAGTCATTCTATGAAGCCCAGAACATCGTGTTATCTGCTTTCATGCTATTCCCTGATATAATTGCAATTCAATTCCTACTATAACCTGATAAAAATGTTGTTCATTTTCACATTTCTATATTTTAGTACTGGTACCATAAACTTTTTACTGGGGACCCATTTCTAAAGATATTAACTCTTTCTCCTGGGAGACTTCTACTGGGGCTACTAATTTTTTACGGACTGTCTCTAACCCACCCCCGTTTATGGGGGGAAGTGGGGTGGCCTTCTTCGTGGGCAGGGCGATCACTCCTATGTGCGTAGCAACATCCGCTGTTATCTCCTGGGCCTTGAGGTCAGGGGCTACCTTGTTAGCGACTATCCTCCAGGCATCCTTCTGCCTTGGATCATCATCATCTAATGCAGCAGATATGATCTTCTCTAATACTAATGGTATTGATGGATGCTCCCTCAAGTACTGACCGAAATGACTTGGTTTGCGACCTGCTGGATTACCACTTACACCCTTCACCCAGTTTGGATTGCCGCCCTTATTCCTCATTATACTTCTATCCTGTACCTATTTGCTGTTATCATATGGTTTCTCCTCTATAGTAACACGCTTATGATGCGTGACCAGGCTGATCGGACCACTGGAGCCTGAATTTTCCCACGATTGCTCACTCGGAACGATTAAACCCAAAATCATAAATATTCATACAACATTATAAACCAATGATTTAATCTCGTCAAATCAAATCGGTGACTTTATATTATTTTATACTTACTCATACTTCTTGTATAACTTGTTATACTACTGTATATTGTAGGTGCAATGAGAATCAATAAACAACCTAGAGGAGGCAAATCATGGCATCAGTATATTTAAAGTACGATGACATTTTTTACTGCCAATACACCAAGGCCAACGGTTCTCGCACTCAACGAACAACCAAGATAAAAGTTAGTGTTTACGGATCTCGCAAGGCCAGACAGTTAGCCATTGAAAAGGCATCTGAATGGGAGCGTAGAGAGTTAGACATTAAAAATAACACTACTGATTTAACTTCAGTTATCAGTATAGTTGATTTATTGAGCAGCGATGACAAGGTCAAATTAGCTGTAATACTTAGCAGTCATCTGCCAGGTTCAGCCAATGGTAATGGCAGTTTCATTGTCAATCAAAACAGCGTACTAACCTATTCACAACTTCGTGAAGAATGGCTATCATTAGTCGGTGATGAGAAATCACATAACTGGCTTGATAAGGAACGACAGAATAACAATATATTCATCAAGTTTCTTGAGGGCAGCAGCATTTCACTGATTAGTGACATCAAGGTTAGCACCATCAATGCTTTTATCAAGTCAAAGAAAGACGAAAGAAAAGCACCTAACACAATAACCAATTACCTTAAACCTGTATCTCAATGCTTGCAGCATGCAGTAAACAGTGAATACTTGGATAACAATCCAGTATCCACAGCACATAAGCCAGGCACAAGGGTACTCAAGGAATACATCCACATTAGTGATGAGATTCTTGACGAGGTAATTGACAGTTCAGATTCACTTCTTGACAGGATCTATTGGACCATCCTTAGATACACTGGTCTGAACCCTGTTGATGTATCATCATTAACATCTAAAGCTATTTTAGGTGACAATGGTGGAAGATACATTGATGGCAAACGGACCAAGTCTCAAATAGATGTCAGGATCCCAATACACTCTAAAGTTGAAGCCCTGATCAATGAGCATGGCATCAATTGTTTTGGTGTTTACAAGACATCAAAGAAGCTGCGAGATCTTTCAACGAGGCGTTTTAAGGTTGCAGTTTACAAGGCATCTAATGGTGAGATTGAAACAACCCTGGGATCTCTCAGGCACACATTCATCACCAACCTGTTCAACCAGGGTTACAGCCTTGATGAGATCAAACTAATCACAGGTCACACGACCACCAAGCTACTTACCAAAACATATGTTAAGGAAGTGGATCAGGTCCGTGCCCATGAAGCTATTGATAAGCTAAAGTGATTAAGAAACTAAAAACAATCGGTGACAGTGTGATAGCGACCTATTTTTTATCAGAGGGTTTACACTACACTGTCACCTTCATACAGGAGATCCTAAAATGACAAGATCAATCAAGCCTATATACATATTCATCAAAGCTGAGATCAGCAAAAATGAGCGTAACAGGCTAAAATCTAAAGCAGCCCTAGCTGGCATGACATCACAGAAGCTGGTTGGATCGCTGATAAGAAGGTTCTTAAACCAATGAACTGGCTAACCTTCATTAAAGAACTTATAGTCTTCATATTCTGCATGGGCTGTTGGTTATTCTTACTAATAATCGTAAACCTATAAAACAAACAGGGGAAATGTAAAATGAATAAACCCATAAAACACATCATTGAACTGTTCCTGATTAACAACTTGACGCTAAACATCTTTGGATTGGTTAATCTTGAGTCAGTCAGATCACATCTCAGATCTGATGGATGCAAGAGAATCCCCAACACAAAGAGGCTAAAAAGAATCATCAGAGAGATATTTGATGATAAAATCATAAACGGTGTATCATTCAGGGACACACAACAAAGATCCTGAAAAGAAGATATAAAATAAGAGCAGCAGGGAAGGCCCGTCATCGGGCCTTTTTTGTTTTCATCAATTTATATTCTTTTCTAGATCTACGCAGGATTCCGTTCAGTTCCTGCCTGGTGCATTCGTATAGTGGTTTTTTACCTACTTCGATGTTTATACAAAACAGACTATGTCTAATCCCTATACCATTGGGATAGTCTTGTTGGGACCTTGCTATTATACCTATGAGATCGTAGTGGTCTATTTATCGTTTATCCATTCAGTCAAAATATCAGCAGCTATCAATGTTGGGATAGCAATAGCCAATCCAATCAACACTAACATAATAGATATAGCTTTAACAACATGCCAGCAGATCGCTTTAAATGCACCCAATGCTATACTCAACGAGTTTTCACTGATTTCAGTATGATATTTTTCCATTTTTTACCATGTAATTTTTCAAGGCGTTTTCTAAGTACAGTAGTATCTTTTCCTGCCTTTTCTTTCCTGACTATTATTTCTTTGTAAACATTCCTGACAACATAATTGTCAATATTGTTACTCCTGTTTTTTCCCATCAATAATTTTACCTGTTAGTGGTTGTATAGTGTCTGCCTCACTCTTATTACTTTCTTCTGCCTCCACTTTTTCCTTTTCTCTACGGAAGTCACCAAGGAAATCATTAACTGGTTTAGCATTAATCTTCATTGATACCAGTTTATCACGATAGCAGCGTAGTGATTCTATCAAGATCAATTGTTGTTCGTTATCTATTATCATTATGTTTCAGTATAGCTATCACTGCATCAACTATAATCTTGGTGTTATAATCCACCTCTGATTCTTTTGTTGATAGCAAGCGATGTCTTCTACATGCAATCGTGACAGCAGCCCTTATAGCTTTCTCCCAATATTCTATAACTGGGAGCCCATCATCAACATCAACGGCCATTGGTATATGTTTCATCATCAGCATCATTTCTTTTTGGTTACTTTCAATCCTGGCCAGTGCTTTAAAGATTGCATCGTTGATGGATTCTGTTACTGTTATGTTAACATCTGTTCCCGTTGTGCTTACATTTCTACTCATGTGCGTAGTTTACTCCTCATTAGATTTCTCCATTATAGTAATTATTGTTGAAGGTGATGGTCCATAGATCTTTTTCATTTGTACCTGGCGTATCAGACAATCATCTTTCCATAGTATTTTATTACCGCTATCGAGTACAAACTTGAGCAAATTATCGATATCTGGTTTGGTAGTGTGAGCAATGGGGTGCTTATCTTTCAGTTGATCTGCATACTTACCAGTTCTATACCATTTCTTAGGCCAGGGGAATGTAAATCTGATCATTAGTGAGATCTGTCCTGTGAATGGTTTCTTTAATTCTTTTTCAGAAGTTGTCATTTTGTAGATAAAATCTTTTTTATCTTTAGCAGATGGATCATATGTATGCCCACTCCTGGTATGTCTATGTCTTACTTGTGATTTAGGCACACCCAGCACGGTAGCAACTAAATAATTATCCACTTTGGTCGTAACTCTTTTTCATGTATGGGTACTCGTGTGGTGTAACCATCGTGCCCTCACTCCCACACTTCGAACACTTTAGCTTCCAGTAATCAATAGAGGACTCTTGTCTGTTGTCACATTGTATACAAATATACTTAGATAATTTGGGGGTGTTAGGCTTAATCACTTGGCTGCCTGGCATTTCCATAGCCTTGGCAAGCCAGTTGTTTACAAACTTAGGAAAGTCTCTTTTGGCTTTATTGGTATTAGATAGCAGCCAGGCTTTAGCTTTTCCTAATTGGTAGTCAATATCGATATTAGGATAGGCATCAGCCCATGTTTGTTTTAGATCTTTATTTATATTTTCAAAAAAATTACTCACTCTTTCTGCATACGGTTTTACCGTTGCAGACATAATATTATTAGTTTCTTTATAATTATTAAGTTCTTTGTTATGTATCGACTTTGTCTCGACTTTGTTTCGTTCTTGTCTCGTTCTTGTCTCGCCTGACATAGTCAATTCCCTGTAAGTCTCGTATTTAAGGATACTTACATGTGTCGTTCTTGTATCGTTTTCGATGCATACCATGTTCGCCTCCTGTAACATCGAGAGAAACCTCTGGACCTTACTGGTGGACCATCCCCAGGCTTCTGCCATCTGTCTTAGAGTCCTAATAAACTGTCCTGTTTTGATCTGAACAAAGCCATCAGTGATTGGTGTTTCCCGATCTTTATGGCTGGCCCATAGCAGCATATCTACCCATGCCTGACCCCTGCTTACGGGCTTATCATCCCATAGCCAGTGGTCCTGGATGGATCTAAATAGGCCAATATAGCCCTTGGCTAATTTTCTGGAGAGATTATCCTGCACTATTCTTGATTATTTCCTCTGATTGCAGCTAGGTCTACCTCTTTTTTTCCATCATTGTTACGCCTTTGCAGTGCTATATACAGATAAAAGACCAGATCCAGTGCTTCTTCAAACGCTTCTTGCAGCCAGTCCCTGGGATCATTATCAATTAGATCCTTACTTATTTCGTCAGTGTATTTACCACTGCCCTTGTTTAGCCTTTCTTCAATTCGTGCGGCTATAGCAAGTGCCACTTTTTGATTGCTCATATCAGTAGTTCCTTGAAAAAGTACCAGACCAAATTCTGATCAACTTGCCCCGATTTTCAATGCTGTACTTTTTATTACTGGTTTCTAACTGGTTAACTGCAAACTGTAGTGCTAGCGGTTTATCCCAAAGGGTAATTGGGTCAAAATGCTTGAGTGTTTCAGTTTCACTAAACGGTATTCTACTACTCATTGTTATTCTCCTTGGCTTATTCGTTGTTATTCATATAGCTGTAAGCTATAAAAATTCTTTCGGCCTGCTGCAGGCTAACATCCTCATCCTCTGTTAGCATCTGTGGTATATCTTTTTCCTTAACATCATCACATTCTTCCAGCAGCCATTCAATAGCAGGAAACAAATCATCACACATATCGTCAAAAATAAAATCTGATTCAAGGTCCATTATTCAGACTCTGGGAAATCAGAATAGGCATAAAACCAATGTCTGCCCAGTCTCTGGTTATTTTTAGCGTTTTTAAGGGCTAGGTGGACCGAGTCTTGGTTGGTGTAGGGTACGAAGGCGATAATGTCTTCAGGGGGGTAATAAACGGCTACACAGTCCACTCTACCGCTATACTTATACTTCTGCAGATTCACTTGAATACTTGTGGAGGTTTTAAGTTTAGTTACTGTTTTTACTTGCACTCTGCTAAAGCCACCTTTTTTAAATTCAACAACCATATCTACCTGGGCATTATCACATTGGGGGATATATACAGCATAGCCCTGGCGGTGTAATTCTTTACGGACCGCCAATTCACCAAGCGTTCCAACACTAACAGTATTTTCCAAATCATTTATCTTCCTCTGCCGTTCTTAGATTAAAAAGTTTAGCTATAGAAGATATAGCCCTGAGGTTGCCAACCTTTTTCATCTGCCAGTCATTACAAACCTCATCAACATATTTGATTATGGTTTCCATCTTTTCGATTCGTACCAGGGCTACATCTAATTCATTATTCAGATCTTCATGTGTAGATCTTTTTATAAAAGGCCATTTCTTTCTGTCAGTAGCGTAGCGGAGTAGGGAAGTGTAACTGACGGATTTAATGTTCATTTGGGCCATTCCCAGCCGTAAAGTTTTAATAACTTTGTCTCGACTAAAGATATTGCTTCGTCAGTCGTGTTTGCCCTTCTGTACCGTTTATACTTAGCCTCTGCTGCTGTGGTAACCCACACATCTTTAGGTATTGCTCTTTCTATTAAATCTTTTAATCCCTGGATAGTGACTATCACCCAGGAGGATTTTGTTTCAAATGCAATTGCATTGGCTCTACTACCATAGATCCAGCCCTTATTGTCACCATACTGACTGCTTAATTCCAACCAGTGCCATACATCCTGGGGTGCTGCATCAAAACGATTAATCTTTTTCATGTGTTTTACATCGACCTTGAGCATCAGGTGTAGATCCCAATGCTCAAGTCGATCATATACTCCAGGTGGCCTAATCACATTAAATCCAAGGCTGGTAGCCTTATATTTAAAACGCTGTTCAGCTTCATAGCCGTCTATTGTGGTTTGTGATAGCTTACCCATGGTATGTGGAGGGGGTATTTAGCTAATCCCAGGGATCTTTATCCACTGGGGGCGGTTGATCAGTTTTGCCTTGATAACCTTGCTGGCCTTGCTGGCCTTGCTGGCCTTGCTGGCCTTGCTGCTGGGGTTCATACATACTTAATTTCCAGTAGGGCTTTCCGCTATCTTTCCCTACTTTAGCATAGACTCTGAAATTGAGTACGGTCCCATCAGTTTCCATGATTTTACCATTACCCCAATAGTTATTCGGATCATCCAAATCACCATTACGATCAAAATCATCGTTTTTGAACATGCTGCCAGTCCTGGGCTTTTGCTCATAGGGTTTGCTAGCTGGTGCGTTACTTTGATAAGCCATTATTTTGTCTCCTTTTTGTTATATAGATTGAATTTGGTGGGTGGAGTCTTCTTAATAGATGGCTTCAACTCACCCTTTGCATTGCTGTTTTCACGCTGCCAGAGTTTGCTGGCATGAATGAAACCTTGATAATCAAAGTTTTGATAGTTCAGCGTATAGGTTGGATCCTTGCGATATCCATCCGTTACATACAGGCCAGCTATATAATCAATAGGCAAATCAGGATTCATTAACTCCCAGCCTACCTTATAAGCACTGTTTTGCAGTGTGTGAGATCTGTACTTGTTCCCAGTCTTTAGATCAATCAAAACTCTGCTTTTTTTCTTACTGTTTTTGGCCTTCTTCATTTCCACTATTAGATCCAGTCGGCCGCCAAAAGGCAATTCTGGATGCAGGATCGGATACTCACAGGCCACTGCTGTAGGTTGATGCTCATACCAGAACTGACAAAAGGATGCCAGGTACTTGCGGATGTGATAAACATACTGGTCCACTGATTTATAAATCCATTTCCAGCTTTGATTAGGATTACCCAAAATATGGCTCTCGATCATTTCACGATCAACCGTTTCACCATAGACCAGTGGGACCATAAAGTAATGCACATCGGTACCTTGCTGTCCTAATGCATCTCTTTGCTTTGGGGCTGTATGGCCCAGGTTCTGGTTCCAGGCATCGAACCCTGATCCCATCCGAATTACACTCAGTTGAGTGGTGCATGATGGGACCCAGTTATCCAGGTTATCATCACCCTCTATATGGTAGAACCTGCCGTTAGGCAGATCCTCATGGGCTATTTGTATGGTTGGTTCAACCAGGGAATATTCTTTATCCTCTGCTTCGCCATTAAGCTGCACCTGGATCCCGTTAGCAGTTAATAGATCTATAGCTGCTTGTACAGGATCCACGGGTGCCACTGTTTTCTGTTCTTTTACTGTTGTCATTTTGCTCTCCTTTATTAAATCTTTGAATTGTTTTCCCATTACTTCTTTTAATGATTCCATTAGATGATAACCCCCCAACATGGCCTGGGTCCAGGCCTACCAAAGGAGGCAATGAGATGGATGAGTCGGGGGGTATGTGGAGTTAAACTTTTCACTGACCTTGATTAACTGTTAATCTTTGTTTCTTAAATAACCTTAGATCTTCAAGATCAATGCGGTAAGATTTGGAACCCAAACGGACTGCTGGGAGTTGCTTTTCCCTGATCAAAATACGGACCCGTTCTGTGTTCGTATTCAGGTGTTCTGCAACCTGTTTGGTTGTTAGCATAGATGATGGCATGTGGATAGCCTCCCTTCAATTAGTGCTTATTAAAGTGTAAACCAGTATAAAGAAATATATCAATATAACCAACAGGTATTTGTTCACTGTAGGTTAAAAAATATTAATAAAAAGGGATTATAGTCTAATTTATAGATACAGTATAGGTACACTATAGGAGTAATTTATGCAAGTGTAAAAATGTGTACTATGGTTTACCGAGGAGCGGAGAGGGTGGGATTCGAACCCACGGTACGGGGAAACCGCACACACGCTTTCCAAGCGTGGGTCAAATACTCGTTTTTCCCTCGGTAAGCAACACATCTATAAATAAGACAGGTATATTATAGAAGTAATTTAAACATGTATTTCACAGCGTAAAACATGTTATTAAAGAGTGGGGCCAGTGGAGAACAGCGAACCCCTGGCCCCTTTTGGGATCCCTAAAGGTATTTCCCTACTTGTAGTTGATACTCCAGCGGATCTCCCGATCCAGCCGCAGTATTAAAGTGCTGTTTCCAATAGTTGGATTTACCTTTTAGTGTTTCGGGTATGGGATGAGGGACTCTCCAATATTTTATCCTGGCATGGACTACACCTGCGGCTACATTAGTTTTTAATAAAAAGTCCCAGTTTTTCTTGTCAGGCTTCACCCAGTATCGTTTTGGTATGTAGGTAGCATGTACACAACGATCTATCACTGTGGGCCTAAATTTGAGGTAATTAAGGCAATTGTCTACAGCAGTGTCGCTTTCTATCTGAAAGAACCCTTTTGCTGGTCCATTGCCCATCTGCTCAAAATGCTTAAACCTGGATTCAATAATCCCCGTACCCAGGATAAGATCTACCGCATCATCACTGGCGTATTTGGGACCCAGGCGTTCCAGGACCATTTTAATGAGATCCTTGGCTTGGGGTATGTCGATCATTGATCAGACCTTTGAAAGCATTGTACGCATAACACCAGCAATAATATCTGTTCCTTTATCCACTATTTCA